ATTAGTGTAAGCAGGTAGCGAACCCACTTACACCTTTGTTGACTATAGTTATACTAAAAAATAACCATTTGTCAATACTTTTTTTATCGGGCTGAACCCGACATGTCATAGACAAATTTGCCAGAACGAATGGCTTCCATGATTTCGTCAGAACGACTTTCGTATTCTTGTGCAGACATACGCTGCACATCTGACTCTTTTATGTAGGATGCTTCTTCGTTCTCTTGCGGTTTACTACGACTATTCTTTGCGGACACAGATTTTGCTGCGTCTTTGTCTGATTTGGGTTTCTTTTTGCCAATACCCATATCAGCTTTGTAGAGGTCAATTGCCCTAGCAGCAGAACGTGCGTCGTCGTCATTTTCATAAAGCGCATCCTGAACCCATTTAGGCTGAGACTCAGCCCACTGATGAAACTCATCACTATCACGAATTTCGTCAAAGTCAGGATGTAGTCGCATTAGTTCTGCTTCAGCTTTTTCCTTTGTCGCAGATAGTTGCATTTCATCAATTGCTTTGATGCGTTCTTCAAGTGCGCTCGACTGCTCACTCGCTTTCTTCATTGCAATTGTTTCTACGATTGCGGCAACATCTGGATATTCTTTTGCCCATTCTTCAATGTCTTCGTCTGACTTGGGCAATTTCATTTCTTTTTTAGTAGCGGTGTCAAGCTGATTGCGCAGTTCTGCAATTTGTTTTTTTAGTTCTTCTGCTTGTTGTTGTTGATGCCTACGAAGGTCAGAGTAACGCTTTTTAAATGTTTTTTCTTCCGCGCTAGTAGGTTCTTCTTCTACATCTTCTGCACTGTCTTCAACTTCACCACGTTGTTCTTTGAGCATCTGCTCTAGTTCTTCTTCTTCTTCTTTTCGTTTATCTGCGTTGCTATATTTGCGGGATGCAAACGCAACTTTTTTTTCGGGCTGCATTTCTTCAGCCATGATTTCTGCGGCTTCTGCCATTTTATTTTCTCCAAGTTGGGGCCAACCGTAGCCACGTGGGGTGGGGGATTAGGTAGCCAACATAACTAGCTATTTAACGTGAAGCTAGACCACGTCTGCGAGGTTTTACTGCAGGCTCTATTGCAGCAAAATTCGCAATCCTAGATAATTCAGGTCCAAGAACTTTACCAAGAACACGAAACTCTTGTGTGCCAATCATACTTGTAAGCACATCTTTTTCTTCCTCTGGAAGCGCAACAAATCTGTCTATCATTTCTTGTTTAAGTTCTTCTACAGTTTCAGCCATTCTTTTGTCCTTCCGGCGATATACACAATAGGATGTATAATTTTACACCACACGTTTCCTACAAAACTATCTGGTGCTTTACCCTTAGTCATAACGTGTTTTAAATGTTGAGTTCTAGCCTGTGCAAGATATGCACCTACAGAAGTAAGAGTGCTGCTTGTCTGCATTCCTCTCACCCAAGGCTTAAACAACCAATGATAACCTGTTTCATGGTAGGGCGTCAAGTATTTTTTCTCATACACACCCCAAATTTTTATAGCTTGTTTCCAATCATCTAATTGTGTTTGACGGTACATTTCTGTGCAAACAATTTTGCCTGAACCGGAGTCGGAGTCATCTTTTTCTGGCTCACTCGTCACAACAGTTGTTTTACCAGTGACTGCACTTGTGGTGGTTACAGGTTTTCCGCTGCTGTCTGTAACAGCAGTTGTTTGTGCTACATGCTCTTCACTCTCACCTCTATCACGCGCCTGTTGTTTTGCAATGTTATCGGCAGCTACTTTATTTTTTGCAGCGGCTTTTGCTCGTGGCTCATCATAACCTTTACTAATATAGTTTTGTGTTTGCCTGTCCTCTTCTTCTTGCCGAATCGGGTCAAAAGCAGTATCGGAACCCGGCTCACCCGGAAGAATGTCTCCAGCAGGGTCTGGCTCTTTATAGATAGATGCAGCGGCTGTTGGACGCACTTCCGCTTGTGCCACTTCTCGTGAAGAGTCCAGCATAGACTTTAGTCTATCGTCTCCACGAGTTCCAATTACGTTTAGAACATCTTGCGCTGCGGCACTAACTTCAGGAGTAAACGTGGAGAAATCAACACGAATAGTATTTGCGCGGTCCGGTCCTGTCACAAATGTTTGTGCGCCTTGACCAGCAGCAGCTTTTACCAGATAATCCATTTTTTGATTTTCTGGAATTTTTAATTCATTCATAATGTCATTTAGTGCTTTTACATTTTCTTTAGCCGCACCTGAAGCAGTTACACCTGCTTGCTGCGTAGCTTCAAGCGTAGTTTCAACTCGTGCTGTTGTTGGCGCGGTGCCTAAATCATCACCATCTCCACTAGGCTCAACACCGCCTACAAAATCACTCGCCCTTTGGAAAAGACTGCGCGGGTCTTTCTGTCCTTTTACTTCACCAGTTACAGGGTCACGGTACCCACTATAGATTTCTGATGTTAACTCTTGTAAAGTAGAATCTAGTTCTTCTCTTGTTAGCCCCCTGCTTTCTGCAAGTTTATCATAATCGTAATCTTTGAGTGCTGCCCTAGTTTCACTGCCCTTTTTAAACTCTCTGCCAATACCGCCCATAATACTAAATGCACCAAGACCTGACGGTGCTTCGTACTTTTTATTAATGCCAGATATTTTGTTAGCAAACTCGTCGTCTAATTGAGACAGGATAGAAATCCTAGATTGATTCATTGTCAGACCAGCGGGACCACCTCCCAACTCTCTACCGTCAGAAGGGTCTTCTTCTTTAGGTGCCGCTGCTGTTGTTGTTGTCACCGGGTCTGGTGTAGGGTCAGGCGTTGCGTCTGGTTTATACTCTGTATACCCCTCTGGTATTGGATATACTGGCTCACCGTTAATAAACGGGATGTACAGAGACTTTCCTTCTGCATTGCGATACTCACGAGTTTCAGATACACCACCCGACGTGGGCATTAGTTGGTCAAACGTGAATGTTTCTTTTGGCTGACCCGTGGGTTGCCCCGGTCCAAACACAGGCGTAACTGGTGTTGCCGGTGCAAACTGTTGTTGAAATGGTACAGGTCGCCCAATCACAGGTGCAAATTGAGATGGCACTGAAAATACATTTTGACCACCCGGTTGTGTCATGGTGCCGTATGGTTGCTGCTGTGGAACAAAGCCACCCACCTGCATTTCTAGTGGGTCATCTGCAATATCAAGGTCTTCAAGACCAAATGGAATGTCGGAGGGTATAATAGCTTCTTCGGCATTGCCCATCTGACCCATAGCTTCCATACGGGCCAAACCTAGTTTTGCCTCATCTCTTAGTGCCATCATTTTATCAAGGCCATGATAACGTACAACGTCGGCTGGCATCACAAACTCGCCTTCACTTAGCATAGCCGGTATGTCGTCTCTCACTTCCTCTTGTAGAGAACCTACAGGCACTTCATTGCCCGACACAGGGTCTGTGCTGCCACCTTGGTCCATCAGACCGCCGTCGTCAAACATATCCATTTGTCTATCCATAGGTATTGCTCCACCTTGTTTAAATTTATAGCGCACCTGATTGTCTATCTCTGTGTCTCCCTTTGCAGGCAAAGGAGTTGGTGCATCTGCCTTCTTCCAATACTTTACGCCTTTTGCGTACACCCTATCTCTAATTATAGTGGCCACATCAAAACTTCTAACAGCCTGTCCGTTAGAAAGGTCTGTAAACAGATGTTGCCGCTGTGGGTTCATCCCGATTTCAATTATGTCATCTCCACCCTCTTCTAAAACATTTCGGGTTGAAGTAAACTTGCCCTGAACAGAGGCAGCAGGGACTTTTTTGCCCGTTTCGGCAATATTTCTACGGGATGTTTGATTTACATCGAACACGCCATTTTCTACCGTAACGGCGTTCATGTATGAGTCGGCTTTGTTGTAGTTAGGCTTTTTAGTGTTTGGATTAACAGGATGTATAGTTTGCATTCTGTTAAAAGGTGCATCTGGTCCATTAGGGTCAATTTTAGAATTTAGATTAAGCCGTACAGATATATCTGTGCCTTCTTCTACAGCCGCATTAATTTTTTTGTTTTGTGCCTTACTACCTGCCGTGCTTCCTGCATTAGATGCCCTCATGGCTTCGTTGTAATCATCGACAGTGTAATTTTTTATTATGTTTGGATTGTCTAAATTTTTTACATTAAACTCACTTACGCCAATTTCAAGTGGCTGTGCAAAGGCTTGCTGTGTTTTTACAGACGTAGATTGAATAGGGTCAAGACCCTCATACATCTTTGTCACCTCAACATCTTTTCCCTCTGGTGCTTTTTCATCTGTAAATTTTGTAGGTAATTCTTGAAACTGCAAATTAGGATTTCTTAATCTAAATTCAACATTCCTAGCATCAACCTCTCCTGCCACCATTGAATATTTTTTAGATACTATAGAATGTATTTCTCTTTTTTCTGCCTTTTCGAGTTCGTTAAAAGCGCGTATAGCTTTATTTAAACCGTCCATAGTATTGTCGTCAACTGTATCTACTAAACCTCTAGTCTCCATTTCAACTTTGAGAAGACGATTAAAGTCTGCTCCAAATTGTCTATCCTCAAAAAAATCAATTGCATGTTGCATTTCATGCACGAGAATAGATTTAAAATTATCTGCATTGTTTACAGTGTCTATAAGAATAGCCTGTCTTGAAAAAAGACCGGCTCCGGGGTCAAATGCGCCATCATACAACGCTTGTCCTGCGTCGTCTGTTTCTGCTCTTTTAACTTGAACATTTCTTAAAAACGGATACTCGTCAAATATTTCATGGTTTTCAAACAGGTCAGGTAACAAAACAATACCATCCTCTGCATCAAATCCAGCATCTATAGCAGCCTTACGCTTTTTATTTTGTAGCTGCGCAAAAGATAGCTGCACTATTGGTCCCTCTCTTACGGAGTCTCCTGTTCTTTCATAGATGACATCAGAAAAGTTTAAATTTGCAGTTCCTATTTCATATCTAAATTTTTTGTCTGCTGGGTCTACATATGTTCCTTTAGAATCTCTAAAGATAAATTCCTCTTCATCCGTTTTACTATCAAAAGATTTTTCGCTTGCTTTCTTTTTAGAAGCGGCATAATCTTGATATTTTTGGTCGCTGCTAATTCCTTTGTCGCCACCAAAAAATTTAAATGTGGTTGGGCCTTTGTCTGCAGATGCTGGGGGCTTACTTATTTTTACACTTGTATCAGTGACTGTAACTAAACCACCCGTATCATCCATGCCCGATGCCGCGCGGAATAAATCACCTGTTTGCACAAGTGCATCATCAATGGTTGCACGAAGACCTTTCTTTGCAATCTTTGCACCTGTGCCAAGAACAGGTACAACACCAAGAGCAGATAACCCAGCAAGACCTGCACCCAAACCAATGTCTTTGATGTCACCTTCTGAAAAACCTTGCTGCACTAACTCATACGCTTGACGCATGTCACTAGGCAAATCATATACAGCGATAGCGTCACCTATAACGGGTGCCACTTCAGCAGCGGTTTTTGCAGTAGCAGAAAATGCTGCCATCTGGTCATCGACCATTTCTTTTTTGGTGCGGGTGTCCACACCAGTGTCAATGTCCTCTGCCTCTTGGATGGCCTGCATTTGTGCTTCAGTCGTTACCAACTACTTCATCCCTTAGTTGTTTTAGTCTGCGTAACACTGCAATCGCACCTTGCGCACGATACATCATTACATTGTCTTCTGCTTGTTCTAACGCACGGTGTTGCGTTTCAATTACCTCGTCAAGATAATTATTGAATGCCTCCCACTGGCGGTTGTTCCCCACCAGCGGCTTGAGGCGGCTGAGTATTTGCTGCTTGTCCACGTCCACTAAATCCTTGTTCACCCGGCACAGGAGCCTGTCCTACGCCTATATTACCACCACCGGCACCAGAGGTATCCATCACGCCAGAACCCGGAGGTGCTTCTTGTGGTGCCTGTGGTTGCGGTTGTGTTGCCTGAAACTGCTTCATCATCTCTGCTTGAAGGGCAGCTTCACTCATGTTGTTAGTAACTTTGTCGGGGTCAAGGTCGAGAGACTTTGCAATCTCACGTATAATATATTGGAACTTTGCAAACGGTGCAAGTGTCGGATTGCTGGCTACATTCAAGAACTGCATCAGTCGCTGACTGCGCACCTCGTTAGCCATCAGACTTTCTGTGCCACGTGCTTTGACTTCAAGGTCACCCTTTAGTTCCGGGTCAAAGTCAAACTGCATATTGAAGCGGAAGAAGTTCTCTCCCAGCGGACGTAGCAGATAGTCATCTACGTTCTTAATAACAGTTTTGATACTACCTGCCGCTGCACCCATCAACATGCTGATGCCACTGGCTGTGCGGCCTACACCGGATACACCAGTTTGTCCATGCGCAAATGACGGAAAGCCCGTACTTTCGTCTGCAAGAACACGAGCCTTATCAAACAGCATCATGTTTTCTTGTGACACATTGGGAAACTTTGTGCCAAAGATTGCTTGTCCCGGTGCGCCACCCTGACGACGGAACACCTTGCCGGGATACAGTGACAGGTCTTGTCCCGGCACCAGATTGGTTTCGTCCACCTCTACAATCAGATTGCCTGACAGCACTGCGTTGTCCACAGCCATACGCATGAAGCCATTCATCAGCGTTTGCGTATCGTCCATGTTCTCTGCAATACCTACGCCAAAGAAACTGTACGGATTAAGTTCATATGGGGCAGCTACATACGGAATCTTCGCTGGCTTGAATGGATTGAGAACCATGCGAATAAGCAACCCGTTACATACCCAAATGTTTGCTTGCAGTTCATCAAAGTCTTTGAGTTCTTCAGGTATCTCTACACCTTGCTCTTCAAGCATGGATGTGTCACACATACCCCAATATTCCAAAACTTCAAACCTTTCGATTCCATGTTCTGGAGCGTAGTCTGATAAGTCATCTTCCCAATATTTCTTATTGTAGTTCTCACCTCTGTCTACACACTCGTCAATTACCTGTGCGCGGAAGTAAGGGCGTTTTTTTAGATTACGCAGTTGTGAGCGTGACATTTTGTGCCGCTCAATAACGTACTGTGCTTCGTCAATGTTATTAGCATCTGGGTCAGGGTAGAAGTTCCACACCGAAACATGTTCAGAATGTGGCACAGTTTTGAATACCGGACTATACTCTCCGTCATCACCCCAGTTGGCATATTCTTTATCTAAGGCAAACGGGCCTTTCATAATACCCGTACCAAACAATGCCATCTCAAAGGCACTGCTACGTAGGCTTTTACTTGCCCCAGACTCCTCAAGCTGGTCGTGGATTTTCTTTTCCATCTTTTTAGCTGCAATCATAGCAGGGCTAAACTCAATGGCTGTAGGTGTTTGTCCCGGTCCCTCTTTTAGCTTATCTTCAACAGGCTCTAATTTTTTCTCTAATGGACCTAGCTTGTCCATCAAAGTTTTGGATGTCGCACCCGGTGGCAGGTCACGCCCATCACCCGGAAAACCATAGGGGCTTTCTTCACCGCCCGGTGTTTCTGGTGCCTGTGGGTCAAAGTGTACGTCCTCTACAACACCCTCTGGAAGTTCCGTAGGCTCAATGGAAAGAGGAAATTTATTGTTGGCAAACAAAACATCAACAATCTGACCATATGCTGCCAGTGTTTTAGTCTTCGTAATCTTTATGAATACGCGAGACTTTTCAGCCTCTGTAAATTGTACATCTGGACCATACAGTCCACGATAATTTCTGTATGCTCTAATCCAACGCTCTTCATCTTGATAGCGATAGTCTTCAGCGCGTTGATAACGCTCCATGATAAACGGTATGATAGAAGTAACATCTATATCTGCTGAAACAACATCATCTGTATCTTCCAACGCAATAGCGTCGTCTTCAATCATAATTTCATCTTCATCCATGTTACTTTCCTTTAATATCCAAAGGTTGCGTCAGCTACCGGCATACTTGACGTTGGTCGGCCTTGCGGGTCGTAGTCAAAAATAGAGAACCGGGGTCTGGACATAATGCCGTACCGGAGGGCGTCGTACAGATGGTCTTCAGACTTTGTGTCAACGTCCTCTGGATTTTTCTTGTCCAAGGGCAAGGACGGTAATTGACTGATGACATTTGTGCAGCTATCAAAGAATACAAGTCTTGGTTCCTCTGTAAATTCGTCTATCTGTAGACGCCTGTGTATTTCGTTCTTACCTGACACTCTACTTCCTCGACTGCGGTCAGACGGACGCCACCTGCATCCTTTTGCAATCATTTGCTCCGCAAGAGAAGGACCAGTATCGCCACGCTTGTGCCAAAGACTACTGTCCAAAACACCATACTTAATATTTCCATCTTCAGCTTCCAAGTCTAATATCATATCTGCCAAGTCTGTGGCCAAGACTTTACTGACGTATAGTTCTCTATAGACGACCAGTTGTTCATCAGGCGCAACAGCAAACCAAAGAACACCAGAATAACTGCCGTAACCATAGTCACATGCACGAAACTTGACCCAGTTAGCAGGGATATGGAAAGGCTCCACAACATGCACATCCCGATTAAACTCAGTAAACGCCGCGCCCTCTTTGATGTCCCAATCGCCTTCAAGAAGCTGCCGCCTTTGCTGTTCAGGAAGCGAGAGGAGCATGGCTTCGTAGTCTCCCGCTGACGCAAGGTATGGGTTATCAGAAAGTCTTGCCGGGATAAAGCGTCTCTTAAATAAAGATTTTCCTGCCTTGCTATGGCCATAGGGATATCGAAGAACTTCTCCTGTTTCAATGTCTGTCGCATCAAACGCTCTATTATACGGTGCAGGGTCAATAAACATTTTCTTAACCCACCCATGCCCCCGGCCACCCGGGTTTGTTGTGGCCCTCATAAAGATGGGTAGGTCAGGTGCAGTGGACCGGAGACGACTTCGCATGTAGTTCCATGCATATGGTGTGGACCATTGTGTTAGTTCGTCAAAGCCTATCCAGCTAAATGCTAGACCCTGATATCGCAAGACATCCTCATCTCTATCTAGGTAGGACATCCACAACCTTGCGCCAGATGGCGCGGTCCACTGCATCTTTCTTTCTGACCATTTTATCCCCGGCCAGATTTTTGGGTACAACTCTTGAGACTTAAATATAAGTTCTCTTAGTTCTTCAGTTGTGTGGCGAAGAAGTAATCCACTAAACTGTGGATGACCCATATAGCGTAGAGGGTCTGCCAACATAGCGTAAGACTTACCACCACCAGCAGAGCCACCATAAAGAACTTCTCGCTCACTAGCAGCTAGAAACTCTGTCTGCGGACCCGGATTGGGCTTGAACAATACATTAGCGTGTTCCTCTATGTTAGATGTTTCATATGAAACATTCTCAACTTGCGGTGCTTGCTTTTGCGCCTGTTCTTGCTTCTTCGATTTCCTTCGCTTTGGCGATTGCCGTTTCCGCATACTCTGCCCATTTGCGGAGGCTTTTAGCTGTGTTCTTACGCTGTCGCTCATGTTGTAGACGTTTCCTTAATCCTACATGTGAAATGTATCTACCTGTATTTGTAGTCAGCCAGTTTGCAACTTCACGATATGAATACTGATTTACGTGCTTACGGGCTTTCTCTAACAAGTCTAGTTCTGTTTGTATAGGGTCAAGAATGTCGGGGTCTTCTTCATTCAGTTTGTACCCAAAGGGTACGGTACGCGCAATTCGTGGAATTTGTATCCACTCGTTCTCTTCTTTGATATCTGTCGGTTGTGGCAGTTTCCACTGACCTATGCTTCTAGTCATCGTCCTCTACGGGTGCTTTAGGTGGCATAAGCATAACACCGCCACTTGCCTCTACCTGCATCTTCTCTGTTTTCACCAAACCTACACGGTCAAGCAGTTCTTTGGCAGCAGACATCTTATCACGGATGCCAAGTTCTGTCGGGTCATACAAAGCACCTGTCATGGCCACCGCAGCCTTTGGTGCATTCTGTGCCATGTACATTTGTGTGGCCTCAAGGATTTCTTCTTTCAAACCCTTGACAATTTCTGCTGTCGAACTTGTTTCAGAATAACCTGCAAGTTTTTTAGCGACGGCCATGTTGCCACCCGCCTCATCAAACAGCACATTCAAGAATGCTTGTTGCTTGCCCGTCAATTGTCTAGCCATTAAATTCTCCGTGATGCATGGCATGAGCAAGTTTTGTACTACGTGATTTTACCTGATTTGCCCACCTGCTGTCAAGCATTTCTTTTGCGGCGGTGGGAAAGTCTTTCGCCTCTATAGCCGCCCACATCTTCTTAAACTTGCACAAACGCGGCACACCTAGATTAAATGCCATGTCTACAAGTACAAGCTGACGTACAGCGTCTAAGTCCTCTACGCAAGGATGCGCACGAAGGAGTTCTTCCTCGACTATCTGTACGTCATTCTGTGCGAGGTACACAGCATCAGCTTCGGTAATGCCGTCAGAATAAACATATTCAATACTTGGATAATCCATCCAATCCAGTTCATCCTTTGTAATACCCCGGTCATCCAGATTCCTACCGATACCAATTGTGTTAATGCCCAGCGTATCTTGATACACATCAAGACGCATACCCTCATGGGCCACCAACTTTTCCATCAAAAGGTTTTTATCGTATTTCATTTTTCGTGTCCCATCCATACAGCAAAGGCACCTGTCATGGCACCTGTAACTACACTAACCAGAGCCGCCTGTTCTGGGCTTGGGGAAGGTAGAGTCATAAACCACTCCACTACCCGCCAAGCCGATAGCGACATCATAAACATCATCAAGCGGGGCAGTATCTTCCACTTGAGTATTCTTTCCATTGTTACTTCTGCCACGATTT